GTGATACAATGTCATGAAAATCGGCGTCGCCTTCGTGGTACGCTTCGGCTACTTCGTTTACTCCATACATCTTCGACAACATCGCATAATGAACCACTAGTCTTGGTTCTTGTTGAGAGTAATCAAAGCATCCCCATTTACAACCTTCTTCCGGCAAGAATAAAGAACGAATCATTGGACCCAGTTCTTTATTCCGTGCAGGAATCTGTTGGAGGTTTGGATGAGCGTAAGAAAATCTTCCAGTGACTGTGCCACCGTTATCAGATCTTAACTGATTTATTTCTGAATAAATTCTTCCCTTAAATGAATGTTTTAGTATAGTATCTATAAAAGTGGTATGGGCCTTATTTATTTCTCGGGCCTGGGCAATCAGTTTAACCGTAGGGTTGGGGTGGTTAACTAAGAAATTCTTCGTAAATGAAGGGGCTTGAGTCTTTTCTGTACGATCATAATGTAGCTTTAATTTATCAAAGACTTGTGCTATACTTCTTGCCGCCCAAATTTGGACATCTATATTAGTTGCCTTCTTCACTCTTTGTAATAACTTATTTTCTTTTTCTACTAAATCTTTTTTATGTTTGTGAGCTAACTCTTCATCAACTCTTACACCTTTATGTCTCATCGCAACCAGGCAAGGAAATAAATCTGTTTCTAGTTTAAAGATGGCTTCTAAATCTTGGTTTTGTATTTCTTGTTTTAAATAATTCCATAACTCTAATGTAATTTCTGCATCTTTCTCTGCGTAAGAACCTACATACATGGCAGGAAGTTTATACATCTCTGCTTTAGGATCGACTCCCCATTCTTTAGCTGTTGCATAAAGAACTCCTTCGTCTTTTCCTTTACCTATATACTCTCTTGTGCATGAATTAAGATCATATCTTCTTCTGTTTTCATCCACTAATGCCGTAGCAATCATAGTATCCACGATCGTTCCATTAATTTCTGGAATGCCTAGCGTTATAATCCATGACATATCATACATAGCGTTGTGAAAAATTTTAAGGGCTTTAGTTCTCATCACATCTCTGAACCAGGAAAGGACTCTATCTCTGTCCATATTTCCGCCGCCTTCATGAGCAATCGGATAATAACCTGACCACCCTTCTACTGCGACAGCAATACCCGTAACATGACCATTACCTGTAACAGAACCTGACCCCATTTTAATAAGGTCGGGATCTTTTGTTTCCAGGTCGATGGAAATTTCCTTGTACGTTGACAAGTCTGGAAATTCTTCAGGTGGTACCCACTCTGTTTGGGGTTGCCACAATGGTGGTTGTAAGCTCATATTTTATAAAAAGTATAACTCAATGTTAATTCTTCTCCTGCTTTAATGTCTTTAATCGTTATTAAATTCCATTTAGTAAAATCTGTTTTATCCGTTTTAAAATAAAGTTTAACCTTCTCACAATTAGGATCATCTGCATGATTAATGAATCCTCCTAGAGGAGTTCTAATTAAAGTGTCACTAATTTGTATATGACTCATTCCAAAATTAGTTCCTTTAGAAATTTTTTCTTTAGCAAAGAGTCCGATGTCATGTATTTTTGAAAATCCTAATCTTAGTTCGGTTGGTAAAGGTTTATACATTCTTCTTCCACTTTCTATATCCTTCTACCCAGGATTCTTGTTTTTCTTTTTCTTCTCCATAATCTCTTTCAATAATCATTTCACAGTAATGAATCGCTTTTAATAAGTCTTGCTTACCATCCTTGTAGGGATGACGACAAATATATTTAATTACATTTCCTTCTGCGAATAACATTTTATTTTTGTGAACGAATTCACTCGGCTGGATTTTCATTTTTTTGTAGTGTTGCCCACCGATCTGCTTTTCCCATATGCTCATATTTTATATCCTTTATAAATGTCTTTAGGCCTTACGATATGTAAAGTCTCTTTTGTTCTTGTTGCTCCTACATAAAATAATCTTTCTTCGTCATCAGGGTTTTTATCATATCCCTTCTGCGTGTTTTCTGTAAGATCTGTTAATAAAACTACATTATCACATTCTCCTCCTTTTGCACCATGAATTGTGGATATATTTATTCTAGGATCTTGATTTAATTTTTCTCCATTATTTCTCATGGATCTTAAATATTCTACTCGTCTTGATCCAGCACCATCCAACGCTTCATACCAAACTGCATTAGTGCTTAGGCCATAATCTTTACGGAGTTGGTCTATGCCATAGAAAGCTTCTTTAGCCATACCTTGAATTTTAACTTTATCTAAATTTCTAGGACTCATATAACTAAAGATGTGTGATAACTTTTTATATTCTAATAAAGAACCTTTACGTAAATTTTCCCAGTCAGCAACCGCTCTATATAATTCTGCTTCATAGTTCTTTCCTTTTCTACTTTATAATACAAACCATCTTTATATAAAACTTCTTCGATAGCCCTATGTTGAAAATTTGTTCTTGTTAAGATTAACCAATTTCCTTGTTTTAAATTGATTTGATCAAAACTATCATACCATTTAACGTCTCCTTCTCTTTGAGAAGGCAACCAATTCTTGTTGATTCTATTCGAAATTCTGTTTACAATATTGGCCGCTAATTTGTGAACTTTTGCAGGTACTCTAAATGATTGAATTAATTGATTTATTTTACCATCTAATGCGATAAAACTATCAACATCTGCACCGGCCCATCTAAAAATAGCCTGATCATCATCACCAGCTACAAAAGAATCTTGAGTATTTAACCAAATATTTTTAGCCATATCCCATTGGACTCGGGATAGATCCTGAGCTTCATCAATAAACGTTGCTTGAAAGTTAGGACATTTATCGCTCTTAATAAAATTGGAGATCATGTCATGAAAATCTATTAGACCATATTCTTTTTTATAAATTCTTAATTCATTATCGAGGATAATTAGTTTTTCTCTTGAAACTTCTTTAGTGTGTTCTCCTAAATCATATTGTTGTTCAACAGTAATTTGTTTATGTTTTGCCTTATCTATAATATTAAGTTCTTCACTATTAGAAGAAAAGAATCCATGATTATCATCCGTATCCCATGCTGGTACTGATAGAGGAAGTTTTAACTTTTCTCCTAGATCTTTGTAGTGATGGGGCTGCATGACATTTTCTTTTTTAATTCCTAGTTTTCTAAAAGCTAATGAATGTAAAGTTCTAAAATAAGGGAGATCATCTTCTGTTAGATTAAATTTCTTCATGGCTCTATCTCGTGCTTCGTAGGCAGCTTTCTGGGTAAAAGCAAAGTAGCCAATCTTATCGGGATCTGTTTCTTTTAAATAATCTTCAACTTTGTTTAATAAAGTTCTAGTCTTTCCTGTGCCTGGTGGTCCTAATACAATCGTTGTCATTAGAAAGAATCTTTCTCCTTATAGGTTGGTGATTTAAATTCTGTTTTCTTTATATCAAATTTTTTAACACACATAACTCTCGTACTTTTTCCTCCAATATCCAATACTTTAATTTTTGCATCGAACCATTCTTTCATCCACGCTGATGTCTTTTGATAATCATGAGACCATCTTCGTCTTTGTAAATGATCATGAAAGAAATGTCTAAATTTAAAATGATGAGATTCTTCATCACTCCAAACATTTCCTCTTTCGATATCTTCTTTTCTTTTAGTTTGTCTTCTGTCGCTACAATAGTCTTCTAAATGTTCTAGCAATTGATCTTCTGTTTTCATTCCTTCAGGAGCTTCTATAATTTCTCTTCCAGCTAGTAATCCATTTACTAAAGCTTTCCAATCTTTAGTCTTCATTGTTGGGGGTAGTATCCCTACGCCGGCTATACATGCTTCTTCAAACAGAGAAGGTTGTCTTAAATGTTTAGGACTATCTAACTTTAATCTTTTACCATCCACGTTTAAATAATAATATGGGTTTTCTAGTTTAATTTCTTGAAGATCACTTAGCTCAGGGAAGGTAGGAGCATTACCAATTCCATGTTTACGAGTTCTACATAAAGCTTTGTCACAATGACTACACATAGGTTCGTCTTTACATTTATATCCCCAGTCTTTTTTCTCATGTTGTTTCTTTACTATATCAATTTCTGCTTGGTCTAATTCTCCTGTCATATAATTCTCATGAAACCAGGAGACTTTTTCTTTCCAATTCTTCCATTTCTTTTTTGCAAATACTGCAAAATGAAACAAGGCGGCATTTCTCCCCCCTTCTGATATTTTTTCAGCCGCCAATGTTTCAATACATGGAGGACCATCAGAAAATTCTGATTGAGGTCTCTCCACTTTTATACGACTGACATCCGAAGATGAAGATTCGTTTGCCAGCACATAAAACTCTTCTAATGTAGCAGCTTTCCCCTCTTGAGTGAAAGCATAACGGGTTGTTTTATCTCCTTGGAAGTAAGGTAAATTTAAAAAATTACCTGTGTCTTCCTCTGACTTTAATTCTATTTGTTTTGGAAAAACTTCTGCGTTAGCAAATCCTAATACTGCTCTAATCTCCAACAGCTTATCTCTCATTATTTTAGCTTCTATAAATTTTCTAGAAAATAAAAAAATGTGAGCGCCTCCACTTTTGGATCTGCATACAACCAATGGAAGTTTAAATAATTTAATTTTGTTTAATAATTTTATATGATCAAATCCTGCGTAGCTATCTACATCGATACACCCCCATATACAGGTGTTGTCATCCCTAATAGGTACTATACCTAGTGTAGGTTCAATTCCTTTTAAATGATTTTGATAATGTTCTAAGGTGACGGGTTCTCTCTTAATGAAAGATTTCCCTTTCAATTTCTCACCATTCGTGGGTTGCGTGTTTATGTAGGTACAACCATAAGCCCTCTTTAAACCATTAAATATCTCAGCAAACTTCATCCTTTTCCTTTTGTACGGGGCGAGTTAAGTCTCCCGCTCTCGCCCCATTTTAGTTGATCAGCAACTAATCGTTAATAAGGTGTGTTCCCTTTTGGTTCGGAATCACTTGTATGTTTGGCTTTGATAGTTCCCTTTGAAATATTCGCAGAGAAACTCTTAGCCTGTTCATACATTGCTCTTTCTTGGATAGGACCAACTTTAGATACATCCCAACCAAACCATGTTCCTTTATCGTTGGACTGTTGAACAGTCGTCAACTTATAAACATGACTATATGTTGGTGGAGTAAATAAGCCGTTCTTTCCTTGAAGCTTAATGCCCATCATCATTGTATTCCATTTACGGCTAGTCTTTAATTGAGTAGCTTTCATGGTAATCAATGCGGTGCAGGGATTTTCGCCTAACATCAGTACGAAGTGACTCGCTGTATTCTCAAGATAATTACCATTCGGTAATCTATCTTTATTCATGTTGTCTCTCTTTGCAGAGCTTACAACATCTGAATTTGCAGCGTGGACTCCAACTGGTGCGCCCATTGATTCTCCTCTATCCTTCCATTCCACATACTCTCTTTTATAAAAGCATGGAATTACTTGGATACCTTTTGCTCCGTCATGAAGTTCATTCGTAACGGTGTTTAGGATCATACCAGGTTCTGCCCCCTTTATATGTTTAGCATGTCTCGTATTAACTTCTGGAGACAGCTGTCCTAGAACTTTCAAAAACGGAAGTGCAAGATCATCTTGCGACATCGTCTGAAAGCCAGCGTTCGCATCACCTTCAAATAATCCAGTAGATGGAACACCTGCGTTTTCGCGTTTCGCGATACTTTGTTCTTTGTTCATTGTTATTGTTTCCTTGTTAGTTTGGTTCGGTTTCCTACGAACACGTTAAAAGTATCCATGGGCAAATCGAGACCTTTCTCGAGACGCTCACGGACCATTGCTTTGAGAGTCATTGGTTCGACCTTCAACTTTTGTGTCGGTTCGAACCCGTGACTCTTCGCAAGGTTAGCATAATCTACCGCCTTGTTATCTTCGTTCCGTCCAAAGGAAACGGTGACATCATTTTTAATGATATCCCCTAGGCCTTGTTCACGAAGCCATTTATATGCCGCTTCTCTGTTCTTCACAGAAATGCTAGCACTATAGAAAGGTTTTACGTCAACTGATGATCCATCAGCTAACTTCAATGATGATAATCCCATTTCACTTAACATCGTTGGAATTACATCTTGAGAAATTCTGTCTACTTCTTTTTGTTTTTCTTTAAGAGCTTCTTCTTCTCTTTTCATTTCATCTTCTAAAGTTCTTAACTTAAGAACTTCATCAGATAAAGATCTAATCTCTTTTGTACGAGTTAGAACTTCTTCCTGGTCTTTTTCAAAATCTATTTTACTCATCTATTTCTCCTCTTTCATATAAGTTTATTTCAATAGGATAATATTTTCTTTCTTGTTTATCCCACTTAAGTAATTTGTACTTACCACCTGTTATATCAGAAACTATTGAACATGCAACCCCTATTATTGCAGGATCTCCTGTTAATAACAAAAAATCTTTTTTATTAAATTCTTTTAATCCTTTTCTTAATTTAAATATTAAAGGACCGGGTGAAAAGATAATTTGTGAAAGTTCAGGTAATAAAAACCTTAATGTACCATATTCTGCGGCCCCCAATATATTAATTTTAGGACGACCTTCGCGTGTACCTGCAATTTCTTGTATTACATATACCACTGGTAATTTATTTTTTTCGTCTTTCATTCTTGACAAGATACCATGAAATAATATAAAGTGCAACCCTAGAAAGTTAGAAATGGTGGGCGGCGGGCAATATAAAGAAAGTTATGAAATATAAATTTAAAACTGAACCATATCAGCATCAAATGGATGCTCTTGAAACTTCGTGGAATAGGGAAACTTATGCCTATTTTATGGAAATGGGTACGGGTAAAACTAAAGTACTCATCGATAATATGTCTATGCTCTATGATAAGGGTAAGATTGATGGTGCCTTAATTGTGGCACCGAAGGGTGTAATTGGGACGTGGTTTAAGCAGGAAATACCTGCACATTTAGTAGATCATGTCGAAAATAAGGCAATTCTGTGGCAAGCTCTTATTAATAAAACTCAGAAAGCAAAGCTAGATTCTTTATTTCAAGTAGATGATGACCTGCATATTTTAATAATGAATGTAGAAGCTTTCAGTACAGAAAAAGGAGTACAGTTTGCTCAAAAGTTTTTGCTTTCTCATAAAACTTTAATGGCTATTGATGAAAGTACTACCATTAAAAATCCTAAAGCCAAAAGAACTAAAAATATTTTAAGACTTTCTAAGCAGGCTAAATATAGAAGAATCTTAACGGGTTCACCCGTAACTAAGAATCCTTTAGATTTATACAGCCAATGTGAATTTTTAGATCCTTATTTATTAGACTTTCAATCGTATTATGCTTTTAGAAATAGATACGCAGAAATGAGAACAGCTAATTTTTATGGTCGTTCAGTACAGATTGTGGCAAAATTTAGACACCTAGAAGAGTTGGCTGAAAAACTTAAACCTTTTTCTTTTAGAGTTTTAAAAGAAGATTGTTTAGATCTCCCTGCTAAAACTTTTATGAAACGAGAGATTGAATTAAGTAAAGAACAAAAAGAAGTCTATAAACAAATGAAGAAAATGGCTCTTGCTTTTTTTAATGGTAAAGGAGTCACGACTGCTACGGCTCTAACTCAAATTATGAGATTGCAACAAATTACATGTGGTCATTTTACTGCGGATGATGGATCCATACAGAATATAAAGAATAATAGATTAAGTGAGTTGATGAACATTTTAGATGAGATTGAAGGAAAAGCTGTGATCTGGGCTCATTTCCAACATGACGTTAAAAATATAATCAAGGAAATTCAAAAGGTCCACGGTCCGGGATCAGTGGTTGATTATTATGGATTAACGCCTAAAGATATTAGACAAAATAATATAGAGAAATTTCAAACCAATGATGAAGTTAAATACTTTGTGGGAACACCCGCTACGGGTGGTTACGGAATCACGTTGACCGCTGCGTCGACCATGATTTATTATTCCAATGGTTATGATTTAGAAAAAAGACTACAATCTCAAGATCGGATCCATAGAATTGGACAAAAGAAACCTGTTACCTACATCGATATTATCGCTGAGGATACGGTTGATAATCGAATCGTTAAAGCTCTTCGAAAGAAAATTAACATCGCTTCAGAAGTGATGGGCGAAGAGTTACGAGATTGGATTTAATTATTTAAGCCAAATTGCAATAAGCATTAAGAATAGAACTAAACCTTGGTACTTGTTAAACCAAGTACAAAGAATTTTTTCGCGTTTTAGATCTACCCACCTAATTATGGTTGAAATCATATACCCTCCTATATTGGTTCGTAACGTGTCTTATTGTTTTCGTCTTTATATGCTTTCAAATACTGTCTACGATTCTTACCTTGTGAAAAAGAACAATGCACCCATCCTGAGTTCGGATCCGATTCTTTCCAGTACTCGAGGATTAATTGATCATAATGAAGTTCTGAATCAATATAATCAGCTAGTGTTTTGTTAGATAAACCAAAGATTTCGAAGTCCGCCGCTTCTCCACGGGCATGTTGCGACGTGATTTTTGAGCCTATGGCTGTACAGAGCTCTGGAGAGCGATATCCGCTAGATACACTCACTACGCGAGAAAAATGGTCTCGAATAGGCTGTAGGATCGACGTACAGAGCAATTTCAGGTTTTCCTGGTGCTCAGGACTAGGGGTATTATCAATACCCTTCCTTTCGGCTGTTTGGCTCTTTATAAGCTCTTGCAAGCTAAAATTCTTTGATAACTGCATATTATGCGAGACTACCTATACCCTGGTTCTGTCTCCTTGCTATCTCCTGTTCTCCTGGGGATAATAATGCTGTTTGGTTCCTTGTCAACCCTGTTGTTTGGTTAATTGTCCCGGAATTAGTAGGATATACACGCGACGCGGTGAAATTTTCAGGTTTGAGTTCTGGGGTACCGATCGGCGCCGTCGGGACGAAGGATTGATCGTCATTTTCCATTTGGTCTAT